GGGGTCTTTTTTAAGACCCCTTTTTTTATGCACTAAATATAATTGTATCATGAAGATACAGACATAACACACATACACACAGGAGGAAATTATGTCAAACACACCCAAATCAGGCTTTGAAATACGAGCCGACTTACTCAATCAAGCACAAGGTCTGTTAGAAGGAAACATCTACAGAAACAATGAGGCGATTGTAGAACACAATAACAACTTCCCTAACGATAGAAAACCTTATGGTGACCAATTCGTTTCTACAGAAGAAGTTATTTCAGTTGCAAGACAACTCAATGAGTTTGTAAACGAGAAGTAAGTTATTTGGGGAACTTCGGTTCCCCATTTAGATAAATAGTAATATGGCTATTAAAACAGATATCAACAGGTCGATACTAAACAGAAATAACTTTAAACTATTGATAGATAAAGTTCCAACTGTAGAGTATTATGTAAGAACAGTAAACATACCAGGCATACAGTTTGGTGAAGTTGTTCAAGGTGCAGGTGTTGGTCTTGATGCATTTTTTCCAGGCGACAAGGCAACATTTGATACACTTGAAGTATCTTTCATTGTAGATGAAGACTTAGGTAACTTCATAGAAATGTATAATTGGATAGATTCGATTGTGCCTTTAAGTGACCCAAAACTATATGGTTCATTTACTGATACTGCTGTCACGAAAACAAATGTTCTTGCATCAACAAACAATGACCTGAATCAGTATTCTGATATCACATTAGTTTTAAATACAAACAAAAACATACCAAATAGATTCATAAGATTTCATGATGCATTTCCTACAGCATTAGGGTCTATTGAATTAGAATCTGGCGCTGATGCTGAACCGGCAACAGTGAATGTATCATTTAGATTTACATATTACGAAATAGAAACCACCTCGTAAAATCACACCTTTTGTGATATAATATATACATTATGACTTTAGATGAAATCAAATTACAGTGGGAAAAGGATTGCGAAGTAGATGATATCGAACTAGATAAATCATCACTAGAAGTTCCTAAATTACATGCAAAGTATTCTGATATGCTTTCAAGTAAAATTCTACTACTCAAAAAATACAATCAAGACTACAACGAATTACTAAAGTATAAATGGTTATGGTATACAGGTAAGTTAGACGATGACCAAATACAAAAGTTTGGTTGGAAGACAGACCCATTCGATGGTCTAAAAATAATGAAGAATGATTTCAATTACTTCTTCAATGCAGACAACGATTTAAAAACACTCAAAGCAAAAATAGAATACTTAGAAGTCACTGTAGATTTCTTGAAAAGATGTATGGATAATATTACATGGCGACATCAAACAATCAAGAATACAATAGAGTGGCGTAAGTTTATGGCAGGTCAATAATGACATTAGGACAATACTGTATCATATATCCTGAATACTTTACTCAGAGAGAATGTGATATCATACAAGAAGTTGCAGAACAAATAGAACTAGAAGAAGGTCGTATTGGTAATGGTGTACATGACCCCGATGCACCTAGAGATGAACAGTCTGGAACTAATGATAATTTTATTAGACAATCAGATGTAAAATGGATAATACACAATCAAATGCCACAAGAGATAGGTCAAAAGATTACAGATGGTATCAATCAAGCAAATGTAGATGCGAACTGGATGTTTCAATGGGACCATATAGAGAATCATCAGTATACTATTTACAGACATAGACCAGATGCAGAAGTCACAGGAGACTTTTATACATGGCATACAGACTCAGGTGCTACGCCACAATCAGATGGTGGTCGTATTAGAAAGTTGAGTTCAACAATTCAGTTATCACATCCAGATGAATATGAGGGTGGTCATTTTCAATGGATAGAACCTGTTGGTATATTCGATAAACTAAAATCAACAGGAGTGCAGAGTGTCAATGTAGACCCATACATACAGTCAGCGCCGTTCAGTGCAAAAGAAAGAGGTTCATTTATAATCTTTCCTTCTTTTGTTCATCACCAAGTGCAACCAGTGACTAGAGGAACAAGAGTATCTTTAGTTAGTTGGTATCACGGTCAACCTTATGTCTGAAACAGTTAGAGTAGAAAAATTAGATGAAGTCTTTATGAGAGTTCATTGTGATGATGGTCTTGCAAAAGACTTACATGACTTTTTTTCGTTTACAGTTCCTGGTGCCAAGTTCATGCCGTCTTATAAGAACAGATATTGGGATGGCAAAGTTAGATTATTCTCTATCAAAACAAATAAGATTTACATAGGTCTATTACCATATGTCGATGAGTTCTGTAGAGAAAGAGGTTTTAACTTTGAAGGTATACAAGATGTAATAGGAGAGAAACAAAGGGCAACAGAAGAGTTGCATCAGTTTATAGAAGAACTAAACTTACCTTTCTCGCCAAGAGATTATCAAATGGAAGCATTTAGAACTGCTGTGCAATATGGCAGACAACTTTTACTTTCACCAACTGCAAGTGGTAAATCATTAATCATTTATTTACTTGCAAGATATTATAACAAGAAAACAATTATTATAGTGCCAACTACATCACTCGTAGAACAAATGGCAAAGGACTTTATAGATTATGGATATGATGAAGAGATTTGTAAAATTTATGCTGGTCAGCCTGTGTTTGATTCAGCAATCACGATTACAACATGGCAAAGCTTTGCTAAGGCACCTAAAGAAGTAATGCAATCATTTGATGTTGTAGTGGGAGATGAGGCACATTTATTTAAGGCACAAACACTGAAAGGTATCTTAGAGAAGATGAAGACTACTGCAATTAGAATAGGCACAACAGGAACTTTAGATGGTTCTGAATGTCATAGATTACAATTAGAAGGCATGTTTGGTCCTGTTAAAAAAGTCATAACATCTTCACAACTTATGGAAGAAGGAACAATTGCTCAAATTTCCATACAATGTGTCATACTCCGTCATACTAAAATGAAAAAAATGACCTATCAAGAAGAGATGGACTATCTATGTTCTAATGAAGAAAGAAATAAGTTCATAACTAATCTAGTTTCATCGTTGAAAGGTAATACATTAGTATTGTTTCAGTATGTAGAAAAACATGGTGAAGTGTTATATCCTATGATAGATGGCAGAGTAAAAGATTTACATTATGTATATGGCGGAACTGATACAGAAGACAGAGAGAAAGTCAGAGAACTTGTAGAGAAATCAAATGATAGTGTGATACTTGCATCATATGGAACATTCTCTACAGGTATCAATATTAAGAAGATAGATAATGTAGTGTTTGCAAGTCCTTCGAAGTCTAGAATTAGAAATTTACAGTCAATTGGTCGTGGTCTTCGTAAGACAGATGGTAAAGATAGTATGAGATTATTTGATATTGCAGATGATTTACAATGTGATAATTTTACTCTCAGTCACTTGAAAGAAAGAATAAATACCTATAACGAGGAAAACTTTCCTTACGAACTTAAACAATTTGATTTGAAGTAATGACAACACCAAAAGATTTAGTACCAGAAAGATACGAAGTTATCAAACTAAAATCAGGCGCAGAAGTTGTTGGTATGACTAGAGATTGTGGCGACCATTTAGAGATTACTCTTCCTATGATATGTCAACTATCATTAGTTCCAGGAACACCAAGAACAAATGCAGTCTTTTATCCTTATGCGCCTTTAAGTGCAGACGAGGTTATTAACATACCTAAATTTGAAATCATACATAGAAATCTTATGAACGAGCAATTCGTTCCTTACTATGATGATGCATCTTCTAGATGGTTTGAAATGATTGAAAACAAATCTATACCACTTGCAACAGTTGAAGATAAGAAAGTATCTGAGATAATGCGTAGGTCAATAGATAGAATGATGTCAAGAATACATGAAGCACCAGACGAACAGTTTATAGAAGAACAGTTAGAAGATATGGATTGGGAACTAGAAGAGTTCGAATTATCTGAAGCACCAACAGATAAAAAAAAGTTGCACTAATTTTCACAAACTTTTATTTTAGGGCTAGTAATTTACTAAATAACAGTGTATAATCCACAGTGATAATACATTATTTGTAAAACATATATTAACCTGGAGAAAACCATGTCGAAAGCAATTGCAGTTGCGAAGAGCATGGTGGGAAAATTCGAAGACCTGAGAGAAGTGCTACCAAGCATCATTGAAGCCCTAGAGTTCGTGACACTATTGACTCTTCCAATCTTACTACCGTTCGCTATAATGTTTTTAGCATTAGCACAATTCTAATGTCTAAAGAAAAGATAGAAAATATCAGAGATAACCTAGAGGTGTTTTGCCTCTGGGTTATCTTTATATTAGCAACAGGAGGAATAGTTCAAATATGAAACAACAATATGACCCTGTCTGGAAAAGATGGCAAACAGTTCCGTCTGCCGTAGAAGATTGCGCCGATGTCACATCAGGCTATGAAAGACAACTTGAACTACAACTAAATAAAACTAGAGATGCGACTCCCGAAGAATTTGAAGAGTGGCAAGAAAAAGAGTTGAGTTGGTGGGCAGAAAGACAATTTACCGCAGTGATAATCGCAACGATAGTTCAAATATCCGCACTAGGATTTATGGCAGCTGTAATGTTATTCAATCAACAAGCATTTGGATAGGTCCTGACCCTGGCGACAAAGCTATCATATCATATGAACCTCGAATCTGAAAAGGGGTTTTCTAAAAAAAATTAAAAAAAATAAATACTAAAAACCACTTACAATCTATAGAGGAAACTAGTATAATAACTACATCATGGCAAAAAACGCAAAACAAAACGAACACTATGTAAACAACAAAGAGTTCACAGCAGCAGTCGCCGAGTTTAATGAAAAATGTAAACTTGCCGAGTCAAAAGGCAAAACGCCACCACAAATGTCCAATTACATAGGAGAGTGTATCTACAAGATTGCAACTCGACTATCTACTAGGCCAAACTTTATAAACTATACCTACAGAGATGAAATGATATGTGATGCAATTGAAAACTGTATTCAGTATATCGGAAACTTCAATGTAGAAAAATCTAATAACGCATTTGCATACATTACTCAGATTTGTTATTACGCCTTTCTTAGAAGGATACAGAAAGAGAAGAAACAAGTCTTCATCAAACAACAGATGACAATGGATATAACACAAGATACATTCGATACTATTGATGGTGATACAACTGGTATAACTAATACTAATGTAGAGTGGATGCAAGAAAACATGAATCAAGTCCAATACGAACCAAGGAAATCAAAAAGAAAGAAAGCAACTACGACCAAGGGTCTAGACAAATTTACTGAATGAAAATAGCGATACTTAACGACACACACGCAGGTGTTCGTGGTGATATGATTGAGATGGCCAAATATCAAGGTCGTTTCTATGAAGAAGTCTTCTTCCCATATCTAGATGAACACAACATAAAACAAATTCTACATCTAGGTGATTACTTCGATAGAAGAAAGTTTGTAAATTTCTCTTCATTAAAAATGAATAGAGAACATTTTATACAACCTTTATTAGATAGAGATATCAAAATGGATTTGATTCTAGGGAATCATGATGTCTACTATAAGAATACAAATGAAGTAAACGCACCAGAGTTATTACTATTCGAAAGTGATAATATCAATATCATTTCAGAACCTATGATAAAAGAATACGATGGTATTCCTCTTGCATTAGTTCCTTGGATAAACAATGAGAACTATGCTGATAGTGTAGACTTCTTATTGAGTGCAGGTTCAGATACATGTTTTGGTCACTTTGAAATCGAGGGCGCTTTGATGATGCCTGGTATGACATGTCAACATGGTCTTGACCATACATATCTAAAACGATTTGACAAAGTATACAGTGGTCACTTTCATCAGAAATCAGAAGTAAAGAACATCAAGTATCTTGGTTCTCAAATGCAATTCACATGGTCAGACTATGGCGATGAGAAATACTTTCATATCTTTGATACTGAAACAAGAGAGATGACACCGATACATAATCCTTTGACTATGTTTGAAAAATGTTTCTATGATGATACAAAAGAATCATTTGAAACAATTAGTAATAAAGATTATTCAAAATACACAGGCAAGTTTACAAAAGTTATAGTAGTAAACAAAGACAATCCATACTGGTTCGATAGTATGATTGATAAACTTCATGCCGCTAATCCTTTACATGTAGTTGTTGTCGATGACCATAAACATATGGACTTGATGGACGATGATGACATTGAAGGAGTAGAAGACACTCTTACTATATTAGAAAAATATATCGATGGTCTTGAAATACAAGGTCAGAAAAAACCACTTCTGGAATTGATGACTTCATTGTATAATGAAGCACTAGAAGAACACAACTATCTATGATTAATTTTAAAAAGATACGATACAAGAATTTGTTATCGTCTGGAAACAAGTTTACATCTATTGACCTTGATAGGTCACAAACTACATTGATTGTAGGAGACAATGGCGCTGGTAAATCTACTTTACTTGATGCATTATGTTTTGGTCTATATGGTAAAGGGTTCAGAAATCTAAAGAAAGATTTACTTGTAAACTCTATCAATCAAAAAGAACTTATAGTAGAAGTAGAGTTTGAAGTAGGAAGAAAGAACTACAAAGTTATTCGTGGTGCAAAACCAAATAAGTTTGAGTTGTATGTAAACGGCACTATAATAAATCAAGATGCCACAATGAAAGATTATCAAGAACATCTAGAAAAGAATATTCTAAAGATGTCTTATCGTTCATTTACACAGGTCGCAGTTTTGGGTTCTGCTAACTTCACTCCTTTTATGCAGTTGAAGTCAGTAGAAAGAAGAAGACTTGTAGAAGACCTACTAGACATTTCAATATTCTCTACAATGCAGGACATTCTAAAGAAGAAAGTCACACAACATAATATAGATGTAAGAGAAACAAATCACGAAATAGAATTACTAGAAGAAAGAATCAGTGGTCTAAATGAACAGATGCAACTACTAGCAAAGAATCGTGATAAGAAGATTAAGAAGTATGAGAATACTATATCTGAAACTCAGACCAATATAGACAAAGTATTTAAAGAGATTGGTATACATGATACAGAAGTAAAAGAAAAACAAAATCTAATTAAGAACAAAGATTCAAATGAAAAGAGACTCAAAGAAACATTAAGTTTAGAGAAACAACTTGAAACTGCAAAGAAGAAAGCAGACCAAGATGTATTGTTCTTTCAAGAACACGATGATTGTCCAGTATGTAAACAAGGATTAAATGAAGACCACAAGACGAAATGTATTACAGAACGCAAGGCTAAGTCGGCAGAAATCGAGAAGGCGATGTCAGAGATTAGCAAAACAATCGAATCATGTCATGACGAGATACAAAGAATCAACAATGTCCAAGGAGAAATAGATGAGATACAAAGACAGATAGGTCTACATCAAACAGAGATACTATCTAATCAAAAGTATATCGAGAAACTCAATGGCGAGATTAGAGATTTACAAAAAGAGATAAGTGGTGATTCAACAGTAAATGATAGATTGACTACTGCTGAAGATGACCTAGATAAATTACATTCAAAGAAAGAAAGTCTAACTGATAGACAACATTATTTTGATTTAGCAACAACCCTACTTAGAGACCAAGGTGTAAGGCAAAGAATTATCAAACAATATGTTCCTGTAATGAACAAGATGATAAACAAGTATCTGGCAAACTTAGAATTCTATGTAGGGTTTGAGCTAAACGAGTCTTTTGAAGAAACAATCAAATCAAGATTCAGAGATGTATTTAAGTATGATAACTTTTCACAAGGTGAGAAGATGCGTATTGACCTTGCATTACTATTCACATGGCGTGCTGTGGCGAGATTAAAGAACTCAGTTAATACAAACATACTCATACTTGATGAGGTATTTGATAGTTCACTTGACTCACAAGGGACAGATGATTTCTTAAAACTATTGAACGCATTGAATGAAAAAACAAATGCATTTATCATATCACACAAAGGTGACCAACTGTATGATAAGTTTGAAGAAGTAATCAGATTTGAAAAATATAAAAACTTTAGTCGCATTGCGATATCATAAATAAGAATATGTATCAACTAATAGAAGAAGCATCACAAGTATTAAGAACACCACCAGAGTTATTTGACTTTGATAATCCTGCTGAACCACCAGAAGAGATTGCAAAGAACATGGCAGAGGCAATGGAGAAGTTTGGTGGTTTAGGTCTTAGTGCAAATCAAGTTGGTCTTCCATATAGAATGTTTGTGATGAGAACTATGCACGAAGGAGATACAGAATCAAAAGTTGTTCCTTATTTCAATCCTGAACTCACTAGAGTATCACAAGAAACAGAACTAATGAAAGAAGGCTGTCTATCATTTCCTGATATCTATCTAATGATAAAAAGGTCAAAGACAGTAGAATTCAAATATCAAGATGTTGAAGGCAAAGAACACACTGTAGTCTTAGAAGGACTAGGTGCAAGATGTGTTCAACATGAAATAGACCATTTGAATGGTATATTATTCTTGCAGAGAGCATCTAAATTAAAATTAGAAAGAGCTTTGAAAGCAAGACCAAAAGAGAGAAAGAAAAGACTAGAGTATGAAAGAAGAGTTGCCCTTGCAAAATACTTCCAAGAGCTACGAACCAAAGATGCTGACAACACTGATGAAACCTCAGATGTGTCAGGACCTGATTCAGTTTCACAAGAGTCATAGACATCTAACAGGAGTAGGAGATGGTTCTGATTACACAGGTATCAGATTCATGCACATTCATACACCATGGGTTCGTAAAGCAATTGCAGAAGTAGTTGTAAATTTAACAGGAGAGATTCGAAAGATATCTGACCAGATAGTCTATCCTGAAATGATTGCAATGAATGAATGGCCTATTGGTGGTGTCCAAAGTCCTCATCTAGATACATATTCAAATCAAGAAGTAAAACACAACACAACTCCAGACAAGCCATCTAGAGAGTGGACTTGTATTCTATATCTAAATCACAACTATCAAGGTGGCAGAACTTATGTTCCAGACTTCAAAGTTTACGACCCAATAATGGGTGGTGGTTTACTATTTCAAGGTATCTACATACCACATGGTGTTCAGAAAGTTCGAAGACACCCACGCTATACAATATCATTTTGGTTTTCTACCGATATAGATAGATGTATGCCAATCAATCCTGTAGATGATTTATCACTCGATGAAGATTCTTGGCGATTACAAACTCAATAAAATCAACCCCTTATAACTCCCCATAGTTCAATTGGATAGAACAACTGCCTTCTAAGCAGTAGGTTCCAGGTTCGAATCCTGGTGGGGAGGCCAGGGGTTGACAATGGGTCC